CCTCTGGCGGAAATAGAAACGGAAATCAATGATCTTTCTCAACAACCTAAAAACCTGGCTGAAGCCGTTGACCTTGCTAATCGAATTAGCGAAACTTATCAAGCCATTCCTTCGGAAGTCAGAAAACACTTCCGAACCGGACAAGAAATGCTCGAGTTCCTCGCAAATCCAGAAAACCGATCAAAAGCAGAAGAACTCGGACTCATAAAACCAAAACCGCCTGCGGAAAAGCCGCTGGCGGAATCGATCGCTGAGGCGATCGTAAAAACTCAACAAAAACCGCCCGCGTAGAGGCGGTCGTGCGCACAAACCCCTTGTTACTATAAGCACGACTGACACCAGACCTGGTGGCAGTTAAAAAAGGAGCAAAGCATGCAAGATAAAGATAGGGATTATTTTGTACTTAAGGACATTGTTTACATATCTCCGGCGGATCAAAAGAAAATATCCTTATTGCGCGATCAAATATTTAACGATCAATGCCTTGATTGCTTACGTAGTTGCAAGCAGGACGTTAGCGGTAACCATATATGTCTTGATCAGTTAAAAGAGGAGGATCTTAATTAATGACAAAAGAAGAGATTGACAAAAGGAGCGATAGCTGTATTTTTGATCAAATTTGTACTAAGCAGGCTAAAACAGGTTGCCCCGATGGGATATGCCTCAAATTTCGGGACGCCTTTAGCTTAAAGTCGTTTAAACGTCGCGTATCGTCGCGACAACTAGAAATGGAGATATAGATATGCGTCATGCAAATCAATCAATTTTTAGCCAAGTTAAAGGCCCAAATGTGGAGCGTTCAAAAATAAGCGCTCCGAGTATACTAAAAACTACCCTAAATCCAGACCTATTGTATCCCATATTTGTCCACAAATGCATTCCGGGCGATACGCATCGTCTTAATATGCATAATTTTGCCCGGATGACGTGCCCGCTGAAATCTGTGCCTATGGATAACCTTTGGATGGATACGTTCTGGTTTTTCGTTCCGCACCGGCTAGTATGGACCAATTTCCAACGCTTTATGGGCGAGCAGGATAACCCTGACGATAGTACGGATTATACCTATCCCAAACTCGACACCTATCGAGGTATGACCCTCGAGGGCGTGGCAACCACGTATCAATTTGGTACCGGATCAATTTTTGATTACATGGGACTGCCTACAAAGGTTGATTTTCCTCACGCCTCCCTTACCGATAATTTTATCAGCGCAATACCGTTACGTGGGTACAACCTCATCATGCATTACTGGTTTAGGGATCAAAATTTGATGGATGCCCCTTATCTTACAAAGGGCGATGGTCCCGACCCTCTTGACTATGAGGTGGATGGTACGGATGTGGCTACGTACAAACTCTGGACACGATGCAAAAATCGTGATTACTTTACCTCCGCACTACCTGAGCCACAAAAGGGCCCGGCGGTTGAAATACCTATCGGATCTATAGCGCCGGTATATGGTAATGGGCGAGCTCTTGGGCTCGATAATGATACGTACCAACACCCAATGGCATCGTTTAACGACACAGGTCTTACCGAGTCTACATCAACACCCGGGCAGTATAATGGTTCCGCTGCGATTGTTAGCGCTCAGTTTAACGCGACCCATGTAGGTGTGTTGACAAAATCACATAGCGGAGGCGTACCGGAGAATACTGGATTATATGCATCTCTTGAGGATGCGACCGCAACGACTATTAATGAGTTTAGATTGCTCTTTGCGACACAGCGTTACTATGAACGCAAAATGCGCGGAGGATCCCGCTATAAAGAGATCGTACAGTCATTTTTCGGAGTGTCTGTTCCTGATTTTAGGGTTCAATGGCCGGAACTGCTCGGTATATCATCTCAAAATATGCAGACCAATGAGATTATGCAATCAAGTGGCACGGGCGCTACAGGCACCTCCACCGCTCTTGGCCAGCTCGCGGGCCAAATGAAGACCGCCAATTCGAGATTTTTATTTAACAAGTCAATCGTTGAGCATGGTTACATTATCGGCCTGGCCAATATACGTGCCGATATTACCTATTATCAGGGTATTGATCGTCATTGGACGGAGTCCACGGTATTTGACGAGTATTGGCCTCAGTTTGGACATATTGGCGAGCAAGCCATACTTAATCGCGAGCTATATTATAAGGGCGACGACGGCACCTATGATATGGCTGTGTTTGGGTATCAATCGGCATGGTCTTGGCTAAAATATAAAAACAATAAAATTACTGGACAAATGCGACCAAACGCTACCATCAATTTTAAGCAGTGGCACCTCGCCCAAACTCTCGTCGAGCCAATCCTCGATGATGTTTTTCGCAGGTCGGCGGTGCCTATTAGTAATGTCGCGTCGTCAACCACGGCGGATTATTTTATGGTCGATTTTTTGTTTGATCTTGAGTCTATCCGCTGCGTACCATTTAATACTGACCCTGGTATGTTAGATCATTTTTAAGGAGGCATTATGGGTTCATTTTCAGAGGGTGCGGGTCCCTCGTTGATTGAGGCGGGTGGTGGAGTATTGTCAAGTATTTTTAACCTTGGCACGGCGCAAAAACAGATGAATTTCCAGGAGCGCATGCGCTCCACCGCCTACCAGACCGCTACTGCGGATATGATTAAAGGCGGGTTAAATCCTGCGCTCATGTATGGATCTGCCGGCCCAGCCCCTTCTCCCGCTGGCGCTATGGCGACAGCGGAAAATCCTATGAGGGGATTTGCGCAAAGTCAAGGCATGGCGGCTCGTCTTAAATCGGAGATTGCAGCCAATAACGCAAATGCGCAAAAATCAATGGCGGACGCTACTTTGGCCGCGGAAAACGCTAAAACTGCCGCAACTACAAGAGCAGTAAATAATGCGGTCGAAACGGAGACTTTGGCTCGATCTAAAATACCAGCGTCAACGATTGCCGAGATAAATGCTCGTATAAGAGAGATCGAGGCTCGCGTACCATTGACAAACGCGCAAACAGCAAAAACATTAGCGGAAACACCTAAACCTAAATTTTTTGGCGAGTTATTTAGTAAAGGCTCGAGGCTGATCGAAAATTTGGAAAACGGTGTGAAAAATTTGTCGAAAAAGCCGCGTCTGCGGCTTGACTCAAAATACTAATTTAACCAAGGAGGTAATATGTCTTATGCAGGCAAAATGCACAAAAAACGGATCGGTAGGGGGCGCTCAAAACGTCAATTCAGAAAGAGCGTTTTAAGGTCCCACCGTATGAATGATGCCGTTATGAGAGGAGGTACTGCTCTATAGATTAATCGCATAGCTCAATGATTGTGTGCGTCTGGCCGCGATTGCACTTGGATTACATCGCGGCCAGACGTGTATTGAGAGCCGCACAAATGCTCACAGCGCGAAGCGCACTTTTTTACCCTTTAAGGTGTATTTAAAATGGCCTGTTATCAACCACAAGCTGTATGGCAATTACGCAAACCTAACGCAGAGGGCAAAACTCCTCTGCAATTCAGTAATCCAAATTCCGCCGCTTATAAATCGATTTTAATCCCCTGCCAAAAATGTTTTGGATGTCAGCTAGAAAAAACTCGACAATGGTCGGTCCGCATCATGCACGAGGCGAAGCTACATGCATGCACCTCTTTTATTACTCTTACTTATCGTAAAAATCCTTGGACTCTCAATAAACGAGACATGCAATTGTTTTTAAAGCGCATGCGCAAAGACCTCGCGGAGCGAGATATACACATCAAATTTTTCCAATCTGGAGAATACGGTGGGCGCCGCGAGCGCCCGCATCATCATGCTATTATATTCGGCTACGATTTTCCGGACAAGACATATCGCGGAAAACGGGGTGACTACCCCGTATATGACTCCACGGAGCTTAAAGATTGGTGGACACACGGCCGCGTGGAAATCGGTCAATTGACCGTTAAATCCGCTCAATATGTGGCATCTTATCTCACACAAAGGACAAAGCCCTTATCTTGGTATAAAGGGCGTGAGCGTGAGTATTCCACAATGTCAAGGGGTGGCCGGACCGGTCACGGTCTGGCCTATGACTTCTTTGTAAAATATAAAACAGATATATATCCTAGGGATATCGTTTTCACGTCTCCGGATCGCCGGGGCAAGCCCCCGGCTTACTATGACTACTTGCTAAAGCAGATAAATGTAGATATCTACACAAAAGTTAAATACGCGCGCGCGAAAAAAAAGGAAAACGTGTGCGCGAGTGAACTGTCGTATGAACGACAGATACAAAAAAAAGCTTGCAAGGTAGCAAAAATAATGTTAAATTCTAGACGGAGCTATGAAAACGAAACGTACGAAGTCGAAGACGAGTACTAACTCTGAAAGCGCTAACGGGTACTCCCGTTTGTGCCCCTGTTCGGAGAACATAAACAGGGGTACGGGGCATAGCCCCGCTACGCGCGTACAGCGCGGATTGAGTGTACTCACGAAATCAAAACCGGAGGGTCCGGGAGGCGGCAGCCTCCTGGGCCCTTTTGCATTGGAGGATGCAAAACGGTGCGAATGTATACATAATAGTAGGGCCTACGCTGCATGGTGCAGTAGGTAGGCGGATCGTCTCTGCAACGATCCACGGTAAAATAATTAAATTGACAAAGGAGAATTGACAAATGGAAATGTACGCTGTTAAGGACAAAAAAGCTGATCAATTTTATCAGCCGATTTATACGGCTCATCATGCTCAGGCCGTCAGACAGTTTCAAACCGCCATTCAAAAATCAGATGGCGACCTTCATAATTTTCCTGGCGATTTTGATCTTTTTTATATCGGATCATATGACCAGCAAACAGCAACACATAAAAATGTAACTCCTGAGCTTGTAGCCCAGGGAAAGGCCTTGACAAATGTCCAAAAATAATAATTGTTTGTCATACTGGGACGCAGGTCCCGAAATCCCGTACGCATCATCAAAAACAACGCGTACTCAACAACAATTCCGGGATGTCAACGACTTAAACTCAATATTACGTAATAGGCATCCCGCATCAATTCCTCTGGCGGAAATAGAAACGGAAATCAATGATCTTTCTCAACAACCTAAAAACCTGGCTGAAGCCGTTGACCTTGCTAATCGAATTAGCGAAACTTATCAAGCCATTCCTTCGGAAGTCA